CGATGCTCGACGAGTTCATGGAGTTCGTCGGCTCCGTTCCGCCCGATGCGCTTCGGGGCCGCTACCGCCCGCTCGACTTCGGCGAGAACGGGCAGCCGTGACTCTCCCGCCCGGCTACCAGCTCGTCATCGTCCCGCCGTACGGGTCGAGCGGCCTCGAGCGCGATGTGATCGCGACGGACAGCGAGGTCATCCGCACCCGCGACGAGGCGGTCGCGCTGGCGTGGGCTGACCATCGGCGCTCTCTGATCGAGGCGCACCTGCGGCAGGCGACCGGATGGTCGGGACGCGGGGAGCCGGCGAGATGGCCGGAGCCGATCCGGTCCGAGTGCCAGCGGATCCTCGCCCTGAACCGCGTGCACCGGCCGACCGACGCCTACCTGGAGATTTTCCCGGAGGACGGTCCGGTCATGACCCACGCGCTGGCCACCGGCGATCCGTCGGGCCTGCGGGACCTGACCAACCTGATCTGGCGGGACGACACGCACCAGTACGAGATCCTGCCCATGGCCGACGGGGGAACGTCGGCGGTACGGCGCAGGCGCACCGACCTGCGGTTCCGGTTCGAGTTCTCCGGACGGCTCGTCTACGACCCGGAGTTCGAGCGGGACTATTCGGGTCACGCCGACCCGACGTTCACGATCGGCGGCCGAGACTTCGTCACCGAGCTGGAGGACGACAAGGGCTACGCGGTAACAGCCACGTTGAACGGCGAGACGGCCGCCGAGGGCACGCTGCACGTGTCGATGGGGTCGCAGGGCTACTCATGGAACACCCCGGGCGATGCGGACGAGCTGAAGGTCGGGGATGTCGACCTGATCCTGGCGCTGATGCGGCTGTCGAAGCTGGGGGAGAACGAGGTGGATGTGACGCTGGTTATCGAGCAGGTGCCCGCTGGTGGCTGACCTACGCGCCCTAGTCCGGCAGCTCAGATCGCTCACCCGCAGGGCCGAAGGTGGCACCGTCACCCAACCCCCACCGGGCGACAGCCGGCCTGTCATCGGTGCCCACGGCGCCCACGATCTGGCCGACCTGATGGTGGGCCCTGCCGAGCAGATGGAGCGGCTGGTGGGCGGTTTGACCACCGTCCCGAACCCGCTGTGCGTTAATCCGGTTGAGGTCGTCCAGTACGGGCGGCCGACACAGTGGCTGTGTGGCTGCAACCCTCACGATCAAGCCACAGGCGGGATGCTCGGCCTCGACCCGGGCGGGGGCTGACATCGGCCAGATGTTCGGTTCTCATACGCGACCCGACCCGAATGTGCAGATCGTTTACTTCCGCCGCCGGGCGATGTGAACACAGCCCACATCGGAACCCGGTTATCCACAGGCGGCGGTGAGACCACACCGTCCCCGCCCTCGACGTCGTACGTTGCTGTCGGCGGCCCGCCAGCGCGCGGGGGCCGGGCCGCCACCCTGCTACTCTCAAATCACCGTCTTCTCTGTCGACGGCTTCTTCGCACAAGGGGCGCCCCGCTGTTGGCGCAGCGGCCCCCACACAGCCCCGGGTTGCCGCCCGGGGCTTTCGTGTTTCCCCAAGGGCTGCTCAGCGGCGCAGAGACCCCGTAGGCCGCGACAGGCGGGCCGCCCCGCCCAGCCCCATCAGGTAGGTCAGCAGCCACACCGCGGCGTCCATCCGGTTCGGGCTGTCGTTCCCGCCCAGCCACGTGCACATTTCCCCCTCCATCTCGCCCAGGTCGGCGGCGTGCTGCACCCGGTTCCCGGCCTCGTAAAGGGCGGCCACCGGTTCGGCGCGGGTCCGCTTGCCTGTCTTCGCATGGACGATCCGGATCCCGGGCAGGGCCCGATCCTTCGGGATCACCTCTTCTTCTTGGAGTTGCTTCCACGCCACCTGCAGCACGAGTTTGTTCAGCGCATAGCCCTGGTTGCCTTCGGCGATGAACCCGGTGGCGTCGAACTCCAGGAAAGCGAGGCAGGCGGCACGGCCCCACTGGGCGGGGGAGCTGTTCAACGTGCGGTCGGCGAGGACCCACGCCCGGTCCGCGTTCACGCCGACACCACGGCCCCCGACGACGATCCCCGCGGCGTCACCTGACCCGTCCTCGGTGACCGAAGGATCGATCGACACCACAACCTGTGCGAGCTGCGGCACCTGGTCGGGCCGGCACTGGTCAAACCAGGCCCGTTTCCACCCCGCGCCTTCGATCGGCGCCGGCCGCTGCTGGTACAAGGCGGACCAGACCCGGCCGCCGACCCGCCGGCGGATCTCAGCCAGTGCCTCTTCGTCGTACCGTTCCGGCCATAGGGCTTCGCCGCGGGCCCGGCCGAGGAGATCGTCGTCCGATTCGGCGAGGGCGGGCAGGTTGATGACCCGCCACCGCCCGGCCTCGTCGGCGTCGGCGAGGAGCCGTCCGGCGATGTCGTCCTCATCCCACCGGGTGAGGATCAGGATGATGGCCCCGCCGGGCTCCAGACGGGTCAGGAACGTCGACTGCCACCACTCCCATGCCCGGCGGCGCATCGTCGGCGAGGCTGCGTCTGCGGCGTCTTTGAACGGGTCGTCGCAGATCCCCAGATGCATGCCACGGCCCGTAAGAGCACCGCCGATACCGGTCGTGACCATGCCACCCTCATGGCCGTCCAAGTTCCACCGGTTCGCCGCCTTCGACGACGCAGCCAGCCGCACGCCCAGATCCAGCGTGCCATCGGTTCCGTCGTGCTGTTCGATCTGGTCGCGGATCCACCGGCCATGCTCGTCAGCCAGCTCCGCACCGTAGGAGGCCAATGCCACCCGGCGGTCGGGGAAACGGCGCAGATACCAGAGCGGGCCCCAGCGGGATGCCCTCCGGGTTTTGCCGTGCCGCGGCGGCATGGTGATCATCACCCGGTCGATCAGACCCTCGGCGATATCCACAAACGCCTGATCAACCAGATCCAGGTGCGGGGCCTGCATCTCCCGGCCACCCGTCACCCTCGCGGCCAACGCCCCCGGTGACACATCCACAACCTGATCGGCCAGCGACCCGCGGTCCAACTCGGCCAGCCTGGCTCGCAACTCCAACTCCCGGCGAAGCAGCCCCAGGCGGCGCTCAGCCAGCGTCTCGGCCAGCACGCTCCCGCTCCGCCAGCTGCCGTTCCAAATCGGCGACCTCCGCGGCAATCGCGTCGATCGTCCGCACCTCATGCTTCACCGGCGCGTCCAACCCGACCAGCTTCGCCCGACGGTCCTGGATCTTCAACAGCCGGTCGATCGCCTGCAGCACCGGGCCGTCGTCGACCAGTGGGGCCCCGTGGCCCTCCAAGATCTCGGCCTCGCCGTTGTCGTTGATGACCGGCTTGCCCTCGCGGATGAGCCGTCCTTGGGAGACCGTCACATGCTCACGGGTCAGCACGGCCATCGCAGCCTCATACAGCCGGTCCAGCCGTTCCAGTTCCAGTACACGCAGTTCGTCGCCGGCCTCGCGGATCGTGGCCGCCAGCACTCGCTGCACCGCTCGACGGGCGGCGGAACGGTGGGAGTAGCCGAGGGCGACGGCGATCGCCTCGTAGGTTTTCCCATCGGCGCGCATGTTCGCCGCATCCCGGTCACGTTCCGCGTTGCGGATCGTGCGTTCACCGTCGGCTTTCGCCACGTGTCACCCCCTTACGTGCTGTCACAGGTGCTGAATCGGTTGCTTCAGATCAGTCTAGGTGCGGATTCCGTGCTATCCGCCGTCGAGGATCTCCTGTTCGAGCCGAGGCCAGTCGGGGAAGCCGCCGTACACCTGCCGGTAGTAGGGGAGGCGGGCCTGTGGGGTGGTGAGGTCGGCCCAGCATTTCTGGCAGAGGCCCGGTGGGACGGTGAGTGTGCCGTTGCGCCAGTTGGTGTGGCTGGTGGCGAAGCGGAACGGGGTTCGGCATCGTTCGCAGGCCGCGTAGTACGGGGCGAGGATCTTTGACCATCGGCCGAGGCGGATGTTCATGTTCTTGACATCGGTGCTGTCGGCTGGTGGCAGGGGCAGTGGCAGTCGTGGGAGTAGACGCACACCCCCGGGCACATCTCATGCGGGCAGGGCCCGAACACCTCGCCGTCGACGCACCTGTCGGTTTCCTCGTCGAGGCCGCAGTGGCAGCGGTGGTCCGGGGCTGTGGGGTTGCCAAGGCAGACCGGGCAGGTGGTGGCCATGCCTGCTTCGGCCTGGTCGACCCAGGCGGCGGGCGGGGTGACGGTCACCGTGGCGGCTTGATCTCGGAGTTGAGCGAGAGGTCCGGGGGATGCGGGGCGGGAGCCACGGGTCGCCAGCGCGGATCGTAATCCGCATGATCGCGCCAGATTGAGGCGAAGTTGCTAAGCGTCATGGACGCGGCTCGGTCGTGGAGGTTGCCCCTGGAGAAGTTGGGGTGCGGGTGATCTCTCTGGCGTAGACGTCGCATGCGAACGAGAACGGCGTCCCGCTGGAACGGCGTGAGACTTAGCGCCCTCGACTCCTCCTCGTCAAGTCGCGCCTCAATGAATTCGTCCATCTCTACTGCGCGATCGACGAGCCGGTGGATGTCGGCGACGTCCATCACAACAAATCCCTTCATGGACGCATCCCGTCCGAGTGGATGATGGCATCCTCGCCGAGCCGCTTCCAGAACCGGCCCTCGCCGAGCCGGACGGCCACCCCGTACCAGCGCCCGCACGGGCAGGGCCACGCTTCGCCGGGTGGCAGCGCGGGCACCTGCCAGTCAGGGCTGTGGTCGGCCTCGCGCATCGGCGGGTCGCAGTAGTGCGTCCAGCCGAGAAGGTTGACGGTGCGTTCCTCGGTCGTGTCCTGCCGAGGGGACGTCATTCGTCCAAGTCCAGCTGCGGGCCGAGGTCCGGATGCCATGACGGTTCGTAGCCCGGCTGGTCGGAGAACTCGAAGGCGCACATCCGGGCCGCATAGTTCACGCCGTCGGCGTAGCCGGCCGCGTGTGGGTCGATGTCACGCATCAGCTCGGCTGCGTCCCAGGAGGCGAGGTGCCGTTCGTCTACGGTCATGCCTTCGACGTCGAGCGATGGGGGCATGAAGCCGGGCGGCGGGTCGGAGTAGTCGACCGGGCCGACCATGGTGCGGATGAAGGTGAGGATGGCACGGCGGTATTGGGCGTCTTGGTCGAGAATCATGGCGCCTGATCCTGCAGGTCGGGCTGCTGGTCCGCCCTCCAGTTGGCTTTTGCTTGGGTGGCAGTAGCTCCCACGGGCGTTGTTGTCGTTGGGGGTCACGGCGCCCAGCCGGGGTCGTAGTCCTCGTGGTGCCGCCAGATGCGGCCGATGTGCTGCAGCGCCTCGATGCCCACCTCGTCGACCGGCGGCGCCCCGTCCTCCGATGCGGCCTCCATGGCGTCGACGAGGTCGTCGAGGGCAGCGCAGCGGACCTCCACGGGGCGCCGGACATCGAAGGGGGTGTTCGGGTGGTCGACGTCGACCCGCTCCTCGTCGATGCGCTCCCGACAGAAGGCGATGAGCGCGTCCAGCGCCTTGGTGTTACGCAGGTCGGTCACGGCGCCCACTCCTCGCGGTAGTCCGGGTGATGCCGCCAGATCGCGGCGATGTGGCTGAGGACCACCTTCGCCAGATCGCACGGCCTGCTGTG